ATCTGCCACGGTTGCATCGCGCTAACCGTGGTCGGCAAAAGGCTTCCCGCCAATTGCCTGATCGATCTAACAGCAGATCGACTTCATTCTGTTCCATTATCATAATCCGGCCTTAACGAAAGCGGCGGACTCGCGGCGCGCTAATTCGGCCAGCGTGTATTCTTCCCCGCTTGCGTCAACGAATTTGTCCATCGTCAAACCGCCATCGCGGAAAAGCGTTGCTTTGGTTTTTCCCAGAACGCCATCAGTAAAATCGGGATCTTTTTTATCGATCTGTTTCAGCCAATCATTGTAAGACAAATCCGAAGGCACTTGACCGTTCATGCTTGATCGCGTTCCCGGCGGCACTTCTCTCAAATCAATTCCCAATTCTTTCCACGACTTCAAAACGGGCGTTGTCGTGCTTCGGCAATTTATGTGCGCAGGCGGTCGCGGCCCGGAGTTTGGCGGATAAACCTTGCCATCCCGCGCGCGGCAAATCGCGCTTGTTCTTCCGTCAAGCGTTGCGACCCATCGAACGCCTTTGATCAAATCCTCGTTCGCTTTGTAAACTTCATTCCGAGCAACCGATGCCGTGTGATTGGTTGCCGTCCTGACCATCGCTTCCGCGCCCCTACGGCTCATTGACAGAATGCCATCCCGATACCCCTGCTTTGCCGTTCCGCGTATAGCGCGCACGATTTGGCCTGTCGTGCGGCCTTCTGCTACGCCCATCGCGACTTCATCCTTGATCCGACGAAATGCGCCCGCTTCCAATTCCTTAAACCAATCTCGAAGCAATCGCCCTTGGAACGGTCGCGCGTTTGCGGACGAATACAACTGCGCAGCGGCTGGCACGGCCAATTCAACTTGGACCGGAACGCCGCTTGCGATCATCCGAGATTGAAACCCGGCTTCGTATGCGCCCAATTCGCGCAAATCGGTTCGCAATTCTTTTGCAATGAGCGCGTAAGTGTCGGCAAGCGTTTTGCGCAAAGCATCCAACAGGCGTTCGTATCGCGCGCGGCTGATCGATGTCAGGTCTTCTCGTTGCAATCGGGCGATCAGTTTTGGTTCCATTTTTTCAATCAAGCGGATGATTTTCTTGACCTGCGTTGATGAGTACCGCTGCAAATAAACAGCGTGTTTCACGTTGGCTTCAAAGATGTCGTCTGCGGCGGTCATTCTTGGTCGTCGCCTTCGCCTTCATCGATGACGGGCAGAGTCAGCGGTTCCGGCATTTCCGTTTCAATCCGCTCCGCTTCTTCTTCCGGGTCGATCCCTTCCATCAAGACATTCCGGCGAACGCATTCGGCAAGGAACGTCTGCCGGGAAATCTGCCCGGTGTTGACCGCGTTGAGCAAGAACGTCAGATCCGCGCCGTTTAGCAACGACAGGCCGAAGTCGGTGTTGACGTTTACGCTTCCGGCTGTCCCGGCTGGCGCTCCCATGAATTGGTTCATGAAATCGATCACCATTTCCAGCGCGTCTTTTAGGCTGTTGGCCATCATGGCAAGCGGCGTGGCGGCGGCGGCGGCGTCCAGCGCCTTCCCCGTTGCAGTTTGGCTTCCCGGCGTTGGCAGCATCAATTGGACGCCCATAGACTGCATTCGCAATTCGAGGTCTTTCAGATCATCACGGCCCGCTCCGATTGCGGCACCGCTATGCTCGACGATTTTCAGATCAGCATCGCCCGGACCTTTTGACGTAATGAACGCGCGATTTGGCCCCAGAGACACTTCGCCTTCGAATCCAAACAGCGCCAGAATCGGGACGCGCGCAAAATGCAGGATGTGCCGCTGATCGCTTGCCGACTGCCAATGCGCAATGTTCAGATCAGCCAGTTTTTCATAAGGCGGGTCTGCCGTGAAAAAGCCCGTTCGCTTTGTGTAGAACGCCACAACCGGAATTTCAGGGATGCCCATGAAACCAGAATCCCACGCTTCCCAAATGCCATCAATGTTGCGGTATGTTTCAAACTCCACGATGCCTTCGCCACGGGTCAAGACGCGGATTTGCTCAACTTCCATATCGGCAAAACGATTTTCAGGATCTGGAACGGTGTCCATTTCCCAAAAGCGAAACTGCGACAGAACCGTTTTGTTGCCGATCAGCGTCGTCTTCCAGCCAAGAACATGCTCCGCTTTGATGTCGGAAACATATGGCCGCAAGTTCTGATTGATTTCATCGGCAAGCGTTTCGTCGCCGTTGCGCGTTGGCCCATCAATGAAAGCAAAAGAAATCCCGGCTTCTACGCCATCTTCAAAATAGGACCGCGCAAACGTATTCAGGTTCCGGCCTTCTGCCGTGATGTTTTCCGACAGCGCCACGATGTCATCAGGCACGTCATCGCCAAGCGTCACTTCGCGCGCAAATACCCGATCAGCAACATCTTCAACGGCCATGTCCAAGCCGGGGAACAGCCACGAGCGCGCAAGGCGGTCGGCATAATCGGAATCAACTTCCGCTTCTTCTTTGGGGAGATACGCTTGCCCTGCGGCGCGCATCGCCTCGACGCCAGACCGCAAAGCGCGGATTTTCCGCAATCGCGGATCGCCTGCCATGCTTTTTCGGGTGGGGGTTTCAACGCCATTGCTCATAATTTTAGCCTCATTGTCCCAGAAGTGTGTTCTGGTTCTGTTACCAGATAACCGAAGGCGCGCGAAGCCGCGTCAACTTGGTCTGCGAATTTGCCTGTGGGAAATGTTGTCATTTCGTCAAGAAACTCCTTATTCCACTTGCCGCCGATCAGTTTGACATTCCCCGCTTCCGCCTGCGCGGCCAACGGTTCGGCCCTCGTTACTTTGTCGCCTGTCTCTGGGCTGGCTTTGTACGTGAAACCCGCCAATTCTGAAAGCAAATCTGCAACCTGCGCTTTTCCAGCTTGTCCGGGGTCTTGCGGGATCGATCCATGAACGGTCTTTCCGTCAAGCGCCGCCGTTTGTAGCAACAGTTGTTTCACTTCGCCCGGTGTCCCTTGAACGCCTACGACATCAGCGACGTAAAACATTCGCGTGGATCTGGATCGCCCAAACAGAACGCCGCGCGTCCATGCTGCTTTCGCGTCTTTCGTTGCCGCGAAATCCCAAGCGCGCACCCATCGGCAATCATTTGGCGCGGCCCCGACGATTTCAAACCATTCGCGGTGAAACAACAAGCCGCCGCGCGGTGACGGGCGTTGCTGATTCTGGCCTGCAAAGGCATATTCGCCCATTGCCTTTCGATCACGTTCAACGACTTCGCGAGGGAAACGCGACGGGTGTAGCAGTTCGCCTTCTTCCGTGCGCGGGTCTTCCCAACCAATGCTGGTGTAGCATTTTCGTTCCGGTTCAAATTCCATCGGCAGCATCAGGTGTTCGTAGCCCAGATCTTCGGAAAGGATATGGCCCGACACGTCGTCTTCGTGCAGTCGCTGCATGATGATGATGATCGATGACTTTTTGGGGCTGATCAGTCGAGATGTCAGGGTTTCGGCAAAGATGCGGTTTGCGGTGTTTCGGTCTTTGTCGCTGTTCGCCGCTTCCGGGTTCAGCGGGTCATCCCAAACAACGACGTTGCCACGCTTGCCTGTGATGCCCGTGACCGCGCTGCATTGGCGAAAGCCCTTTGCGTCGTTTTCAAAATAGCGTTCTTCTTCTTTGACCAATTTGGTCGGCCATCGCATTTGATAAAATTCGCTGTTGATCAGGCTGCGCGTTTTGCGGTTGTCTCGAATTGCGTTTTCTTGGCTAAACGATGCCGAAATGAATTTCCAATCCGGCTTTCCTTTCGGCCCCCAAAGCCACGATGGAAAGAATACGCAAGCCGCGCTTGATTTTGATGTGCCGGGAGGAACGTTGATCAAAAGGCGGTTGATCTGCTCGTCAGCGACCGCCTCAAGATGTTCGCAAATCGCTTCCATGTGCCAGTTGTGTTGATACGTTTCCGAATCCGCAGCCATCCACGCCATTTGCAAATAATCGGACAGGCTTTCCTTGGCCACATTCCGCTGCATTTCGATTATTTGGCTTTTAGTCAGGCTCAGATTCATCTGGCAATCCGTCTTCCCCAAGTTTCAGTTGGCTCAAAATTGCCCGCTGCATTTCCGTCGGCAGGCCAGAAACATCAAATGTTGTCTTTGCTTCGACTTTGATTGACTCGCCGTCTTGACCAGTGACTTCCAAATTATTCGTTTCGCGCCATCCGCCTTTAGTCTTCAGGTGAAACATAAGCGATGCCCGGTCAGGTTGATGGATGACGGTTTTGCCATCAGCGTCCTTTTCCGTGTACCCCCACGCCAGCTTAGTCAGCAATGATGCTGATTTTGCAACGGCGCTGACTGCCCCTGTTTTATAGGCCGCATAGATGTCGGGTTCGCGTTCAAATATGTTTGTCAGCGTTCGTTCAGCAAATCCGAAATAATCTGCGATCTGCGCTTGGGTCAAATACCTAGACAGCGCGCGCAGTTCGACCCGTTGTTCTTCTGTGAGCGTCTTGGGCTTCGGTCCCGGTTTTTTCTTCATTAGACGCCTTGCCTTTCCATCGCCCTCTGCGATAGTGCGTCAACATCAAAAGGAGAAACCCAATGAACTTGAACGCCCATGAACAACATTGCTTTGACAACGCGGCTCATTTTGTCGCGGTGCGCGGTCGTATTCGTTCTACCAGAACACGCGAGACTTTCGCAAATTTTGAAGATGCAACGAAATACGGTCGCACGTTCGCGGATGGCAAAACAATGATTTATGCTGTCACTGAGGCTGGGCGAGAAGCGCATATTGTGAACGTTTAACCTATATACTTAAAAGAGAATGTTTTTGTTTTCTGCCTCATGCCGCCTTTTCGGCTCATATTTCCGCCGGGGTGAAATTGCGATTCTTGCAAATTATTGGAAGCGTCCACCAAAACCCAGTCTTTGTTTTTGCTCATTGAATTGTAAACGGGGATGCTGCTGAATTTTGCCATCACGCGATACCCTAATTGTTTCATATGCGCGCTGGTTAAATTGATCACCTTCATGCCTAGGCCAAACCCCACATAATCCGGGTGGATGACGGTTCTGTTGCTGTGCATTATTCGCACCTGACCTTTTCGTGTAGGCACATAATTAGCAAAACATTGAAACCCGATCTGCTTGCCGCCCAAATACACTCCAAAGGTTTCTATATGCCCGCCGGGAAGGCGTTTGCTTAGATAGTGATACTGGCTAAAACGTTTCCATGTATTTCGCTGGCATCCAGCAATTTCAAATTTGATTTCTTCTTTTCGCTTGAAACCTCGCCAAAGACACCTCCGGTCTAGGAACTCAGCCCGGTTGCAATCAATCACCCAATCAGCGTTTAGCCATTCGGCAACATCATAATGGCACGACAGCAAAACAATTTGGCGGTCTTGTTTGCGCGCATATTTCTGGACGCAATGCGCCATCACTTTAGCAACGTTGCGATCAACGACAGAAGTGAACTCGTCAATCACCACAAAAGGGCGATTCGAAGCCAATTGAAGCGCGACTTCTGCGCGAACGCGCTGCCCGTTTGATAAAGCGCCAGCAGGTTTGACCCAACAAGGCACTTGGGAAAGCCCGATCCCGGTCAGAGCATTGACGCAATCGTCATAAGACATCGACGACCGAAATTGTTCGATCACGGGTTTGGACAGATCCAGCAATTCCTCAAAGCATGCTGGCCCAAACATTTCTTTTGCCAGCGTTGTTTTGCCTGATCCTGATGCGCCGATGATCAACCCGACATTGTAGGTGGATTGAACGTCTGCCGCGATTTCCAAATGGTGCGTAAGTTTTTCTTCAATGTTCAAATCAACCGATTGCGCGGCTTTGACAGAACGAAACCCGACCGGGGGAGGCGCTTCCAGATCAACTACAAAATTTTGCATTCGACACCCTCTTTTATCGCTCGATCATACCATTCCTGCAATGTCATTTCGCTATCAAATTTTAGGATCATTTCGTTTTCAAAAGTTTCTCCCTGAAATTCGACGGGTTCGACTTCTTCAAATTCGAGGAACATATCCTTCATTTCTTTGTCCGAAAATCCGATCAAGTTCAGATCAAAATGCAAATCGTCAAGCGCACTCAATTCGCTTTTTAGCAGTTCCGTATCCCAATCGGCATTCAGCGCCAGCTTGTTGTCTGCGATGACGTAAGCGCGCTTCTGTTCTTCCGTCCAACCCGTCGCGACAATGCAAGGAACGCTTGCCAGCCCCATCGATTGCGCGGCCATCACGCGCCCGTGTCCTGCGATGATCATTCCTTTTTCATCGATCAACACCGGGTTGGTGAAACCCCACTCCCCGATTGACTCAACAATTTGAGCAACCTGCGCGTCGCTATGCGTCCGACTGTTTTTCTCAAAAGGTTTCAGTTCATCCAATCGTTTTTTGACGATTTTTTCAGACGATTTTGGCGTTTTTTTCTGGTCAGTCATACGTCACGGCACCCCCGTTTTTGACGCTATAAGAAAAAAGCGGCACCCGAAGGCACCGCCAAGTTGTACGAGCAGAACCAAGAAAACGGGCAGGCAGTAGCGCGCGCTTGGCCTTCATTTGTAGTTTGGCAACAAAGCGATAAGGTGTCAATCCCGCGCAATTTTGGCTTTTCTTGCGTTAGGGTACTTTACATCGTTGTCGCTACATGCGATTGTTGGTCATCGGGTCAAACGACCCATCCAACAGGAGATAGAAAATGACAAACCTTCAATCAAACCGCCCCGCAGTCTTCATCAGCGAAGAACAGCTTTTTGCAAATTGCGAATTTTATGGCGTGAACTTTGACGACGCATACGACGCGCTTGCAGAATATAACGATCACGCAATCATTGGGCGCTTT